AGGTCAGTACCGAGGTAGTTTTGGAGGTGGATATCTTGAGCTACCTTTATCCATTGGATGAAGTTATCAGTATCCACATTGCCATTGACTGCAGTGTACTTAACGAGGTCCTGTCTTGTTATGAATAGTGCTTCCATTATTTATTGTAATCGGGGTGGTGTCCATTGTTAGGCATATCAATCGGTGGAGTATTAGCGTCTCCTGAGCCTCTTGGGTTAGGTTGATAGCTCTTAGGTATAGTTGCTACCTGTTCGTTGCTTGAGAGGGCTTTATCAGGCCTTAGAGTGCCATCAGGGTTTTTCTTCCGTTGGTATAGTTGCTCAGTCCAGAAGTGTCCACAATTCACACCACCTTTGAACCTAAACAAGTCATACGGTTGCCCTTTGTGTCCTAACTCCTCATTCACCCCTGCAATGCTTGCATAGTCAATGTCCTCCAATCGGTATACTACCCCATTGGCAGTCCTTTGCATCATCTGCTTGCAGAAGTCTCTGCTGTTATCCTTGTTGTATCTCTCACTGTATCGGTATCTCACCTTGTAGATACTCTTGTCAAGGTAGCTGAACCCGTTAGGGTTGCTCTTGATAACAGCTGCAAGTCTCTGTAACATGGATGGCTTGGGTGCCAATACTCGGTTAGCCCACTCCTCTGTGCTGTCATTATCAGCAGAGTACTCTCTTTCCTCTACAAGCTGCCATACTTCAGCATCCACTTCCTCCCCATCAAGGTTGCCAAGTACCTTATCAAGTACCTCATCACTCACATCCTCTTTTTTGAGCTGTACAGGTACAGGCTTTAACCCTGCTAATGCTCTTAGCTCATCACCGCTCATGTTCTCAAGCACCTTAGCACTCACAGAAGGTGACATCTTATTCAGTGCATCGGATATCTTAGTTATCTCATTAGCAGAGGTCAAGTCACCACTTTGGTCTAATGGGTTAAGAGTCTCAAAATATAGCTTGAGAGCTATGCCATTGTATGCAAGTATCTTATCAAATGCATCCAACATAACCTCCTGCAATGGCACAATCACCATGTTATTGAACAGGATAGCACTGTTTTTCAGCTCATCTGCATTGCTTCCAAAGCCTGTGGTGGTAGCAATACCAAAGAGCAGTGGTGATGTCACGTTGTGGCCTATCAATATCTTCCGTATACACTCCTCACTGAGGTACTTGTATAACTCGGGTGCTTGTTGTACCGGCATATTTTCAATGGTGGCAGCAGTCTCTTTGTTTTGGTTGAAGGATACCACAATCTTATCTCCACTTGGACCTGTGAGCTTGTTCATTACATCGCTCTTTATCTGCTGTTGAGCCTCCTCGGATGGGATACCATTGTTGAAGTTGAGGATGGTGCTCGGTGAAAATGAGCTCTGTACCAGGTTAATCATGTAGTCACTTGTCTCCTCCTCCAATACAGCATAGGGAAGTGCCCCTTGATAGTCAGGGTAGGAGTAGTACTTCATACCAACAGAGTAAGGCTTCACGAATAATATCTCAATATCATCCTTGGATGTACCAAAGGCACTGTATCTTGTTGGTGGATACTTCTTTACCTCGGCCCAATTATCCGAATAGTAGTACCCCTCAATCTCACCCTCCTCATTGCACTTCTCAGCTCGTAATAGTTGTACAGGTATGTGGTAAGCCTTGGCTATTTTCTTGTGGTCCTTGGTGTAGAGTACCTGAATAGCAAATTGCCCCAACATTTTGAAGTCAAGGGCCATCTTCCGTACACACTCCTTGTCAAATAGGGCAATCATTTGAGCATACTCGGATGGCTTCTTAGATGCATCCAATGCTCTCAATCCTTTGCCATATACCAACCGTGCTATATTGTTGATCACTGCATTGTTGGTGGTGCTGTTGATGTATCTATCAAGGAGCCACTGATAGTGCATATTGTTCTCCCCGTACTCAACCCAATTATCTCTCTTGGACTCTTTGATCACAGGTGGCTCATAGGCCGCTAAATTAACTATGTGGATGTTGTTCATATCAATACATTAGGAAATCATTAGCACTGCTTGGAGCTACGTAGGCAGAGCTGTTAGGTGTATAGTTAGCAGGTGTTTGATCAGTGCAGAATAGTCTATCTCTGTACACTTCCACCCCTGCATTATCTTTGAGTACCATTCGGTAGTAGTGCCCCTCTTGACATGGGAACACTGCCTCAATCTCATCGGTGTAGTCACCAGGTGTGTAGGTTGTAATGGGTACAGCTACCTCAACATTGGTGCTCTCATCTGTGAGGTGCATGGTATCCACTGTGCTTTCCCTTGGGATAAAGTAGATAAATTGGTCATTGACGTTATCGGTGGTAACTACCTGCATATATATATAACTCAGTTGGTTGGAAATTGTTGCCAAAAAGAAAGGGGAGCAATGTGCCCCCCTTCTCAGTCGTTGTGGTATGACTATTAAGTAGTAACCAAAGTAGGTGAACCTAACAAAGTAAGTAGGTCACTTTCAGTAGAACAGTCAAGGAAGTTGGCAGGCTTCTCCTCCATGCCTTCAAAAGTAATTTTGTAACCATTGAAATCACCATACGCAACCCCACTCTCAACGCTTCCAGCAGTAGCATCACATCCTCTGTATAGACCAGCTAAGAAAAATTGGTTACCATTGGTACGTACCACAATGTGTGGACGTCCATAAGCCAAAATTTTGAACTGTTTGTGGAATACAGGGTCTTGTCTCTTTAACTCGATAGTCAAAGTTTGCTGAAAGAAAGTAGTACCATTCTCACGAGAAGTGTTTACGGTAGTGTTAAATCCGTTGTTACCCTTAAGCTCGTACTTGTAAAGGTTACTGATAGAACCACCGATGGCAGTAATTTGGTCCTCAAATCCAACAGTAGTATCATAGGTAACATCACCACCACCTGTTGATGGGTCCGGATCATAGTCACCAAAGTTGATTAAGTAGACCGCTTGGATACCTGAGATGCTATCCTTGCACTGCTCGGTACGGCCATTTGAAATTAAACAAGGCATATCTTTAAGTATTAAAGGGGGCAGTGTTACCCACCCCCATGATTATTATTAGTTAACTGAGTTTACAATTCCGTAGGTAACTACATCCTCAACAGCTCCGTATTGAGCACCACCAACAAATCGCATGATCATTCTCACATTTTGTGAACCATCGAGGTCAGCCATGTCAATTACTTTAACCTCATTCAAGTCACTCAATACAGATGTACCGAAGAATAGGTTGTCAACAGTTGTAGCAATAGCAGTGTTAGCAGCCAATCCTGGAGCCCAGAATATCTCAATACCATCAATGCTCAAAGCACCTTGGTTGTACCAAGTAGTGCTCAATCCACCAACACCAGGAGCAGGAGCTACGTTACCTGTAACACCTGATACAGTAGAGAACCCACCCAATGCACGTACATAAGCCTTAGCAATGTTAGTAGATACATAGATGCGTAAACCTGGGTTACCATAAAGAGCAGCAGGAACAGCATCAACAATCTTACCTAACTCAGTAACTACGTTAAGAGCAGTAACGGTTGTACCTGTTACCTCATTAGCAGGAGGAAGAGCAGCGTCCAATGCAACAATAGTAGAGATACCATCAAATGACCCGTTTGTACCGGTAGAACCTGTCCAGAAAGCAGTTTCAATACTTGAAGCAACCCGCTCACCAACATGGGCAATCATGAAATCAGCAAAAGACTTAGGCAATTCTTTGAAGTTAGAGAAACCTAACTCAGCAGACTGCCAAGTGTTGAAATAGTCAGCCTTACATAATTCAAGGTTAACTTGTAAATCTTTAACTGTGATAAAACGCTCAGTAAGAGTAATGGTAGATGCATCGGCGAATGCACAAGTAGCATTGCGTACCAAGTTAGTATCAGCTACCTTTTGTAGCATTTGTTTGTAACGTACATTTGGAAGTACGGTAACTCCACCCTTTTCAATGGTAGGAGCAGATAAAAGAGCAGCAGCAACATACTTGCCTGCAAACTCACCAGCATAAGTGGTTGTAATCGAAGTAGCCATTTTTTATTTTATTTATTTAGTTTAGAAATGATACGGTCAAATGTAGATACACCTGCAGACTGCCCCCAAGTGAATTGTGGTTTTGCCTGTGGTTTCTCCGGGTTGTGAGCAATCGGCTTGGCAGCAGGCTCTTCAACCACTGGAGCCTCTTCTATTACAGGCTGCTCGGATAGTTGTTGCTTCAATGCCTCATTCTCAGCTTTTAATTCTTCAATCTTAGAGAACAATACCTCCTCAATAGTGCTTTTGATAACTTTCTTAGGGTTAACAGGGATAGCTTCATCAGCCATCTCCTCTTCTACCATTGGTGCCTCAGCCTCTGTAACTTCAGGAGCCTCAGCTTCAGGAGCCTCAGCAGGTTTAATCTCTGCAATAATACCCTCTTGAGCTACCACCAACATAGATCCATCCTCCATTTCGTACTCACCAACAGGTACAGCCACTCTTTGCTCATCCTCAGTAACAATAAAGACCTCCATACCGGCCTCAAATGCATCAGCCTCAAGGACAGTAACCCCATCCATGAGCTTCATTGTAGCCATCTCTACCTTGTTCATGCCAAGGAGAGCAGCAATTCTGCTTAAAATTGTGTTTTCTTTCATGATTTTTCTTTAATAACTCTTTTTATTTAATAGTGTACACCTTTATGGTTGAACTTTCCCACCAATGTTACCAATGCCTTGAGCCTGCAGTGTACCATCACAGCACTTGCTTCTGTATTTTCCATCCTTGCAGAGGCATCCACGCTTACCACCTTGCGGTGAGCTCTTAGTCTGTTCTTTCTGTTTACTCATTTGCCTTGTACTTTATATAGTTTAACGTAATTCTTAGCACCCTTACTCCTGAACCGTTTGAGCCCTTTCCTTTAGCGTTGCTCATTCTCGTTTATCTTAGACTTAGCCCACATCAATCCTGCCTTACCTCCCCAAAGTAGGTAGCTGATGTATCCACAGTCATTGCTATCACCCTGGTTGTAGTACACCTCAGCTCTTGATAGGTAGCTGTACATTCTCTTGATGGTTTCCATGCTTACCTTCTCACCATTGGCTAACTGTTGAGCTCGTATCTTGCCCACCTGTGTAGCACACTTGTTGCCATTCCTTTCATTCAGGGCAATACCACGCTGAGCATTCCTCTTAACTACCGAGGGGTAGTCATTGTAGCTCTCCTCTGCCAATTCTTTACCACGGAGCACGTTCTTAATCTGCTCAATCAGGTACTCTCTCTCCTCTTCCATGGTACGTACCGAGGCAAGGTCTAACTTATCAGCGAAGTATCCCTCTATACTGAACCCTTTGACCTCACCATCCTTTACCTTATTCCATACGCTGTCATTGTTTACCTTCATGCTGATCATCCACGTACCCTTTGGTAGGTCAAAGCCATAGATAGCACTCTTATCCTTGGCAGGGTCCTCGATTAACCAGGACTCAACCACGGTCATGCCATCAATTTCCTTATCATGCTCATAGGTAGCATTATTCTGCTTGCCATTTCGGAAGAACATTTCACTTGCTTTGCGTACTGTATCCTCACTGAAGTAGATATAGAACTCACCATGCTTCTCATTCTGCCGGTATATCTGCTTGTTAGGTATCAAGGCAGGACCCATGAGTATCTTCTTCTCACCATCCACTGTAGCAAGCTCCATTTTTTGCTTGCTCAACTTGACAAAGTTTTCCTCAATGGCAGGATCCTCTACCACACTAACAGCATACACCCCTGTATCCTGGTCATTCTCATCTAATACTAATTCGATTATTTTCATAGCTGTCCTGTACTTATTCTGTTTCTATCTAATGCTTGTTGACTTGTCACCTCTGCCCCTACCACGTATGCCTTGACAGGTTGTTGTTGTAGCTGTACAAGTTGGTTGATACCATTGTTGCCTACCACATTGAAGTTAGGTGCCTGCATGGCACCACCAC